CAGCTTCTCATTCTTTGCAGCCATACATGCTGCTTCGCTAATGATTCCATTCTCGATCAGAAGATCAATCATACACATCAGATCACCGATCTCTTCTTCGAGGTGTTCTCGATTCGTTTGACCTTTGTATTCGTCATCCATACCGAACCGAAATACCTTACTGATAGCCTGTGTCACTTCTGCACATTCTTCCTGAGTAATCAACAGAATCTCACTGTCGATCGCATTCTTTTGTTTCATCATCGCAAATTTATTCATTCTCATCACCTTCAAAATCTTGCATCTCAGGATGCACCTGCTCTGGTCCACGATAGTGTGGATTACGTTCCCATGTGTCGTAGTCAGTCAGCAACCACTGGCGATCAGGATAATCCTGCCCCACGTTCCATGCCCACTCACGCACTGCATCCTGCATATGGCTCATGGCGTTACCCCATATTTTTGTATGGTGAATGATACGTCACTGAGTTCATCTTCCAAGTCAGCATCAACCACATCGTTTTCGATGTCAAAGAATTCACGGATGAATTCATTCTTGTACTGCGCAGCAGATTCTTTACTGGCAAACACACCGAGAATTTCCATGTCGGTTTCGTAGTCTTCAAACTTTGTGAGCACGTATACGCTGTTCAATTCTTTTCTCCAAAAACTTCTTCCTCGGCTTGAGTCAACAACACATCTGCAAATTGCTGGCAGAAGATGGTGAACCAAATTTCGTTAAGCAATGGTGCTGGTGCACCTGCTTTAATTACCAGTTCTCTCAATTCTTTGTTCATCGTGAAACTCCATAAAATATTGCGTCTTCGTCATACGATGCAGCAGCATTCTGCTTGGCTTCGTACTCTGCAGCCATTTCGTTAATCATTTCCTCGAATTGCTCCAAGGTCATTACCTCACGCTCTTTGCGTGCGATGTCTTCCAAGTCGCGATTGACTTCAGCCATGTCAACACCTTCATATACGTTCATGCGATCTCCTTCATTGCTTTCACACCAGACAACATTAACAACATACCTGCACTGGCGATGCCAGCAAGCATTAACAACTCTGAGTCAGTGGAATTATCCATACCACCAACAGAACCGAACACGAGCATAAAGCCCACAAACATTCGAATTGATCCACGCATAATAATTTCCTTAGTAAGCCAGTTCACGGATATTGTCGCATGAGTCAACAACATCAAGTTCATTCACATCGGTAACTTCGCAGTAGTCACCATCGATGATGACCAAAAACTTATCACCGAATTCTGCGATCAGGGGAGTGGGTGATTCGCAACCAGCAAACCCCATACGATCGAGTTTAGACATTACACGAAAATCTAAACCAGCGAGAAAGTCACGAGTAATCATAATTATTTCCCCAAAGTAAAGTTAGCAGATTGCAACAAAGCCAAGCATTCAACTTGAGTGCGACGAGGTGCATCAGCGATCAAATTAATAACCATGCTTTCCAAGTAGCCAGCAGGGTATGCGTATGAGCCAGACTGCTCATAGGTGCGCTTGGAAAACTCACCCACGATCGTGCGGATATCACGAGCCACAAATTTACGTTTGTTCATTTCAGTTCCTTTTCTAATCATCATAATAGTAATTATGCCTGAAAAATGAATTTCCGTCAAGCGAAATGTGAAAAACCCTACACTCGGTAGGGTTATCTGGGGTAAGTGAAAAGGTTTACTTTTTGGACTAGGGAAGAATTCCCTTTAAAATCAACAACTTACGGGAGGGCTAGATCGCCCTCTAAGGGATCCTAACCGAAACCTCTTCCCTTGGTATGGATTCGACATAAAAGTCGCTTGTAAAGCCATCTGAGGACTTCCATGAGGATGTTTCCGAGACCCAGTCAAAGGTCACTGCAATCAGTCGGGCTGTGTGGTAGTCACGATACATGCAGGTGAGTAACGATTCGGGTACGGCACTGCGTATTTCGGCTGGGATTTTCTTTCCATCAGGATCAGTAATGTAGATGATTGTGTTAGACATTTTTCTTTTCTTTGACAGGTAGGGTAATCATACCAGCTTCGGCAACCAGCTTTGCGGTAATCTTTGGATACATCTTATTTAGTTTCTGTTCCTTCACTGCCAGCACGATCTTTGCTTCACTTGGATGAATGCTTTCCAACAATCCGATGAACAATGCCTCACGTTTGATTGGTAACAAATCACTACGACAGAAGATATACATACGACGCATCTCTTGTGTGAAGTTTGCTGGTGACATACCAATGGGTGCATCATCTTCCTTGTATGGAGGATCACCTTCGGGCAGTACAAACTTATGTTCTTTCTCAAATGCATGCTTGAACAAAATCTTCAGTGCTGCACTATCTTTCCACTTCTCAATTGTCTTGGGATCGTCATTGATCTCCTTAAGCATCTCTGTAATAAATCTAGCCATGTTAAAAGTCCTCAAGTTCTTCTAATAAAAGTTTGCATCGATGGTTCGCCAGATAAGTCATAATCTTCATCTTATCTTTGACAGGTTTACTATTTATATAAGATACAATAATGCTTTCTTCGATATCTGGTGGTATGTGATCAAAGTCAACCAATACTGAATTACGTTGCCAGTTGCGACGTTCGTCATCATTCTTGCATGCCAGAAAACCATTCTCGATAAACTCTTGAAGTCGTTTGACACTCACTGGCTTCTGACGCTCGCCCTTAACAAATACATCATCGGCTGATAGGATGTTTGGAATACCATCATCACCTGCCTTAACGATGTGAGTAATCTTCTTCTCATGAAGTTCTTTCATGGTAGTCTTGATATACTTCTTCTGCATCGGTGACCACTGAGTTACGTTGTCATACTTTTGCAGTTGGATAAAATCACCATCAGAAGAAAGGATAAGAACCTTCTGTGGCTCTTCAACCAGTCCCTGTTGAACCAATGCATTTTCCTGCGAGTACTTTGCGAGTACAGCAATGATGTCATCTGCTTCTGCACGATCAAGATGAAGAACCCTGTAGGGAAAATTCTCAACGAGGTCATTGCGTAACTGAGACAGTGTATCAAAGATCAAAGTCCAGTTTAGATCTGATTTATCACGTGCTGCTTTACGACCAGCTTTGTAGTGTTCAAAGAATTCTCTGCGCCAGTACTTGCGACCATCGCAACAGATAACCATTTCACCATACTCATTGCCATACTTCTTTTTGTAGTACTTCAATGTGGAGAGAGTGGAATGACGAATGAGATTAATGATCTCAGCTTCAGAGCCACGTGTCAGTTCTGCCTTGAACGACAGGAAGTTTGCCAGTGCTACTTGGCTGTAATCAACTAGGATCATTTTGCTTCTCTCATTTTGTTTTGCAATTCTTCATAAACTTTGTTTTCAATATTGTACTTCCACTGTACGGCATCTGCTTCATAATCGAAATGTGGACTCAGGTGTTTCCCACTGTCATCATCTACATAGTAGTATGTTATATTGTGGTCGTCACAAACGAGTCTCATGACAATTCTCGTATCACGTTACCCTGCTGCACAACTATCAATTCTAGTTCTGCAATTCGTTTGGATGCACGAGCAAGTTCTTGCTCCAGTTCAGAAAGACGTTCGCCCATACGAAGGACTGCTTCAGTTTCTTTTTGCTCTAATGTTTTCATTGGAATACTTTCAGTAAGATACATTCTTCGTTGATGCGACCATTGACCTTTTGCTCTTGCGTGGTCAACCCCTTAAATGCCTGATTCAGCGGACGTTTGGTCAGCGTTGCAAACACACTTACCTGCTCTGGCTTACGCATTGTCTTGGATCCAGAGTTATCGGGATCGTACCCAACGATGCTTGTACCCTTGACGGACAAACCCTTTGGATCTGTCGCACGATACACCTGCAGTTTGCGATACTTTGAATTGAACACCCAGAGTTCCTGAGCATTGATAATGCCAGTGGGTGATACAGACTTAACTGCGTATTCTGTATCTTCTTTCTTGTACTTCATCTTGGCAACGATAACGCCAGCTGGCTTCTCCTTACGCTTACGTGGTTTGCGAGTTGCCTTGGCTACCTGTACCTGCGCACCTGCTGCATCAATGATTGACTGATACAATGCTGCGAGTTTCTTCAGCTTGGCTTTCTTGAAGTTGGAATAACCTTCAACCAGTTGCTCATCTTTACCTTCGATGGCTTCTTCAATTTCCTCTACGCTCTTGACGTAGAATGAACCGATGATCTTAGCCACTGGTCCAGAAGCATTTAACTTCTTCATGAGATCTTTGGCATCGAATGTTTTGTCCTCAAGAACAAAGTCATCGATTGCACCATCAAAGTCACCAGCAAGTTCACGTGCCTTTGCTTCAATACGTTCTTGCAACGAAACACTAGTTGCCACTGGTTTGTCGTCTTTAACAACAACCTTTACTGGCTCTGGTTTCTGAGTCAATTCGGTAAGCACAGCTGTTCGTTCTTTCAGGAATGTTAGTTCCTTTGGACCGACTGGC